TTCTTAGATCCTGCTCATCTTATCAAAAATTTAGAGGTAAAGAAACAACAGGATACAGTCTATTGTTTGATGGAGAATGTTATCAATGGATTGAAGAATTTTGTTAGTGATTTCTTGAAAGGGATGGTTGGCAATTTACTTCAGATGCCACTGTGTGCAGCAGAACAATTTATTAGTGGTTTGATCTCTGATATTACTGACCAAGTTCAAGGACTAATTGGTCCAGCAGTCAATGCTATCAATGGTTTAGGTGGTATATCTTTACCACCTTTCGGTGATTTTATGGATAAGGCACTCAAGATTGCTCAAACTGGTTTGAAGTTCTTAGAATGTGAAGGTAATGAGTGTGAACCTGAACCAATTGATTGGAAAACTAATGTTGGTGCTGATCCTAAGAAGAAACTTAATATTGGTAGAGCATTAGGACTTGCTAAGAATTTGAGTGGTATGACTGGATTAGATGCTTTAGGTGATGCTCTAGGTGGTGGTATTATAGGTGGTACTCTTGAAGGTATGTTCCCTGGTATATCTAAAGTAAAGAGTGCTATTGATAATCCTGCAGGAGCACTAAGTGATGTAATAGGTCTTGATATAGAAACAGGGTTACAAAAGGTTACTGGTTTAGGTCGTAATATTACATCTATTCCAGGAGCACAACAGTTTGCAGAAGAATCTGCAGCATTTAATCAAATGTCTCAACTTGTAGGTGGATGCAACCCATTCCAAAAAGAATGTGGTCCTCCTAAATTAGAATTGTTTGGTGGTGGTGGAGTTGGTGCTGCAGGTAAAGCAGTTATAAACTCTATTGGTGAAGTAGTTGGTGTTAGTATGGATGATCTTGGAATAGGTTATACTAAGAAACCATTTGTTAGTTTTGTAGATAATTGTGGTAGTGGTAAAGGTGCTACTGGTACTGCTGATGTAGATCTAAATCCTGAGTCACCGACTTATGGTCAGATCACTAACGTTATAATTACAAATCCTGGTGGTGGATATCTCGGACCTTTCCCAGACATACCTGTTGTTGGAATTACTGGTGATGGTACAACTGTTGCTGCTGATGGTACTGTCGTAACTCCTGGTACTAGTACTGGAACTGGTGGAACTGGTGGAACTGGAACTGGTGGAACTGGAGGTGGTCAAACTGGTGGAGTTGATCCTGTTACTGGCGTAGTAGATGATCCAGAATTACAAGGTGATGGTATAAATGATAGAACCAATGTTCAAAATGATGACACAGGAATCACTTCATCTGACGAAGGTGAAGATGTTTTAGGAGAGGTAACAGGTATACAAGTTGTTACTACAGGAATGAAGTATGCTGATGGTGATAAGGTTGTAACTGAGAATGGAGGAGAGTTGAGTTTAGAGGTTGATGAGAAGGGTAGAATTATTGGTTCTACTGGAACGTGTGATCTCGGACTTACAAGTATTCCTAAGTTGTCCCTCAAAACAAAGACAGGTTATGGTGCTATAATAAGACCTATAACTAAGTTTGTGAAGAGAAAGGATTATAAGGATCCTATTACAACAGACGTTCAACTTATTAGGGTTATTGATTGCCCAAGAGGTTTCTAATGGCAAATGTACCACCTATTATCATAAACCATTCTGAAGATGGTCAACTTTGTATAGGGAGAGAAAGAGATAAGAATGTCCTAAGAAAAAGACAGGTTGGTTTGTATGGTGGATCTAGTGCTGCCTTACGTTTCTTCTTAGATGGTGGATTTGAAATGAGATCCAGTGATGATGCTACTGCAGAGCAGGGTTCTAATATATTACAAACATGTCCTGGAGCACCACTTATTATAAGATCTGCAGGGGATATAATAATAGAAGCTGATGGTAGATTTTCTGTATATGCAAATGATATTAGGATGGAGTCAAAGAATGCAGATGAAGGAGATATTACACTAAAGGCAGCACATGATATAAACATAGACGCAAATAATCGTGCTATAATACAGTCAGAGAATGTTGTATTGGATGCTAAGTGTAGTATTCTTACACACTCTGAGGGTTGGACATTTATTGTAGGAAATATTGTCAGAATACATGAACCAATTTCTCAACTTGTACCAACAACATTTGGTACGGCAATAGATACACTTGTTGCACCACTAAAAACTATAGTCTCAGGATAACATGGCTGGAATACCCGACATACAAGCACATAAGATCTATATTGGTTTAGAAGAACCACAAATAGATGATAGATCATTGAATAATTTGAATGGTGATAGACCTTATGAAGGTACTCTAGCTGTTGCTGGACCTACTTATCTTGGAGGTCATAGTGGTAGTGGTAATGGTACGTTGAATGTTGGAACTGATATAGATGAGTGGTCACCAAATGCTAGTGGAAGAGCAGTTGATATAGAAGGTGACGTTAATATAGTAGGAGAACAAGGACCAGATCATGTATACATTGATGGCAATGTGTATGTTACTGGCACTGTAGATTGTTTGTCAACTGGTAGATTAGAATCAAGACACCAAGAGGCAGATGGTAGACCAAAACCATTTGATATGGTTCATCCATCTAAAGGTAAAGGTAGCAGACTAAGGTATGCCTGTATTGAGGGACCAGAGGTTGCTGTATATTATAGAGGAAGACTGAAGGACAGTAATATTATAGAACTACCTTCTCATTGGAAAGATCTAGTACATGCTGATAGTATTACGGTACAGATACAGAATATTGGAGTACCACAGATGATAACTGTGGAGAGTTTTGATAATGAGAAGATAGTCTTAGAATCTAACACCATACCTGAGACTCCTATTGATTGTTTCTACCATGTGTATGGTGAGCGTAAGGATGTCAATCATTTAGTTGTAGAGTATGATGGAGATACTTGGGAAGACTATCCAGATCCAGACTATGATGATCCACAATATAAGACAGGAGTTAATACTAAGACTACGTGAAAAAACTGATTTATATTGAGGATAATTTTTTATCCCCTGAACTCTGTGAACACTTCATCAATCTATCTAAAGCAAATAATAAAGAAATGCCTTATGGTAACTCTACTAGAGGTGGAGATACCTATCTTACTACTGTTGAGTGGAAAAATCATACAGCAGTATATCATGGTGGGAACGTAGATCCAACTGTTATCCCACCAGAGGATGAGGTAGTTATGAGAGTAACTGATATCTGTAAGTCTTTTGATACTACATCAAACTTAGATTACGTTGGTGTCATACGATGGCCAGTTGGTACATTTATGAAACCGCATGTTGATGATAATAACAAGCACAACCCAGACATATTTGCAGCAATGTTATATCTAAATGATGATTATACTGGTGGTCATACCTGCTTTGAGCACATGGAAGTAAAACCTGAGAAGGGTAAACTCATAGTGTTTTCAAATGCTGAGTATTTACATTATGTTTCTCAAGTTGAGAAGTCAGAAAGATTTGTATTGTCATTTTGGTACAACCATGCTATACTAGATGAAAATTCATGAGATTATGGAAGTACGTGGTACAGTGAGTGTTGATGGTATTATTGAATTGCCAGAGACTTGGAGAGGACATATCGATCCAGAAACTATTCACGTTCAACTTACTCCAATTGGAGTATTTCAAGAACTATTTGTAAATAGTGTCCAATATGGTGCAAAAGTTATTGTTCGGAATGCTGCTGGTGGACCTATCAAAGCATACTACGAGGTAACTGCTGACAGTAAACCACTACCTGTTGTGGATGATGGCACTTGCGATATTTGACTACATATGCTATAATGGAAACATCTTGTAAAACACCATGGCCAATCAAAAACTCGACCTTGAAGAATTTGTAGATGAGATTCGAGTCATTCTTGCCTCTAGAAAGTTTGAGATTTATGGATCTCATGGTTCTTGTCAAACGGTTGTATGTGATAGTGCAGATGAGTTTATGTCAGTATTACAAGTTGTAAGAGGTGCAGATGGTATAGATGAAGAACTAGATATAGTATACGTATGATACTATGACAGAAGAAAAGATCAAAAGTCTTTGTTATACTAAAGAAGAAGTTGATCTGATGATAGCTGCTGCTGTTGCTGAAGCAAGAGCAATAGATGAAGAGTCGATGCGTAAGCACAACAGGGATGCTACCATCATCAGCATGATCCTTGGTTTCACTTGTCTTGCATTATTTGTAGATGGATTACTTCGCATACTTGGTATCATTCCACCATTCGCAGGTCTTGACGTTAATATCTTGGACGACATTGCCGAAAAGACGAAAGCTATTGTGGAGGCTGATATCAGACAGA